AATGTTGCGCCAGCACCGGCCCCGGTATCGGGTTCCGGCGTATCTCGCGCACGTCATCATCGGACAGCTTGCGAACGCGTTTGGGTAGGGAGGTCATTCGCCGCGCGCCTTCAGCATGGCGTCGGCGTATTCGTAAGCACGCCTTGAGAAATCAATAGGTTGATCCGGGCACAGACCATTATCAGGATAGGCCAGCATCCCCGTCAGCGCCGCAATCGCAAAGCGGTCGCGCAATTCGGCGCGGGCTTTTGCCTCTTCGGTAAGCATCGCCTCTTCACGCGTCTGCGCGCATTGCGGCCAGTCATCATGCAAAGGGGTCATTTCTTCCCCTCCGAACAAACAATGTCCTTAATCATCAACGAAGGATGCAACTGCGCCCGCGCATACGCTTGCGCCGTGACGCAACTGCGATGCGCCTGATAGCCCGGCTCGCATTGGGTGCCGTCGCTGGCGCAGATTAGGAAGGTCAGCACCACAAGCATTATGCCGCCTCGTAATCGAAAAGGCTTTCTGCCGACTTCTCTGCCGCGTCTATGTTGCGGCAGGCTTGGCGGAAATAGCTGTCTTTCAATTCAACGCCGACAAACTTGCGCTTCAACTTCATGGCGCAAAAGCCCTCGCTGCCGATGCCCATGAACGGGCTTAGGACCGTATCGCCGGGATTGCTCCATAGCGTAATTGCCCGCGTGGTCAGGTCCAGCGGCATAGGGCAAATATGCTTTTCGTCTTTCGGGTCGCGCGTGGCATTTAGAACGTCAGTCTCGCGTGTGTGCATCCACACCGGCGATGCCCATTCCTGCCATTGGTCAAGCGGGAAACTTTCATGAGTATGCGTAACCGGCGAAACCTCTTCACCTTCGCGCGCCCATTTTCGAAACACCATCAGATACTCAGGAAGGCCCTGCCGGCTGAAAGTGCTATCGCCTCGGATCTGTTTGTAAAGCAGACCGTGCGCCTTCGTCTTTGTCATTTCCCTGACCGGGCAGCGCCAAATCGTGACGCGCGAGTGAAACGAAAACCCGGCGTCGGTATGCTCTTTGACAAGCAGGCCAGGGAAATCGCGCAAGCCCGCGTCATGGCCGGTTTGCGTGCGGTAATAGACCAAGTCCTTGCAATGCACTGCAACCAAGCGGCCCGGCTTGGTAACGCGAAACAATTCCCGCACCAAAAACCGATATTGAAGCGCAAACTCTGCGTCATTGGCGCAGTTGCCCATATCCGATTCGCTGTCGTTGTAGATGTAAAGCCCAGAGAACGGCGGCGAATACACGCTGAAGCCGATGGAATTGTCAGGCATCTGCCTCACAACGTCCACACAATCGCCATGAATGGCTTGCCATGTGTCGCCACGCTTGCTGTCCAAACTCACAAAATCCATGATGCAAACTCCCCCTTGTGCATTGGTTGATATGGAACACGCACGCCAGCATCCTGCGCCATTGCGCGGCGCATAGCTGCTGACATTGCCTGTTTCATTTTCTTGTGATCGCCGCTCTTGCGGTCGATCACGCGGCCAATCTGATCTTCGCCCTCGGCCACAATTAAGTGACATTCCACCGCGCGCTTCTGTCCAAAACGCCAGCAACGGCGCACGGCTTGATACCAAGCCTCATAGCTGAATGACCGCCCGGCAAAAATCATCGTGGCGCAATGCTGCCAATTCATGCCAAACCCGGCGACGGAAGGCTTGGTAAGCAGCCATTGCACTTGCCCGGATGCAAACGCCTCGAGCGTTTCTTCCTTGCGCTCAATCGGATGCGACCCACGCACTTCCTTGATTTCCGGAATTTCCGCCCGGATGGCATCAGCTTCGTAATCGGTATCGCACCACACTACGCACGCTTCACCTTTAGGCATCAGCGCCGCAATCGCCTTCGCGCGGGCGTCGGCAGTCTGGCGTTTGGTTTCGTGCAGCGTCGTCGCACTAAGATCGCCAGCAAACAGAAGCCCAGCCGGCGCGCGAATGTCGCCCGCCGCTCTATGACGATGCACGTTCAACGGCGGCAGATTGTAAGCGCTGGCGTCATAGCCGAAATCTGCCGGCGTTTCCGCCATGCGGCACCAAGACGCCATCCAATCCCAAAAGGAAGCCTCGGCGTGGCCTTTCAAGCGATAGCGGCCCATCTCTGTTTGATCTGCAATAAACCAACGCATGAGCATTTCATTGGACGGCATCACGCCAAGAAACTCGGCGTGTTGGCCCAATTCCATGTGGTCATTCGGCGCGGGCGTAGCTGTTGCGGCACACCGGAATCGATGATCGCGGAAGGCGTCAATCAAGGCGCGCGTTGTCTTGCCGGTAAAGCTTTTCAGGATGCTGGATTCATCCAGGGACACGGCGCCGAATGCGTCAAAGTCCAGGCGGTCAAGCCGGTCATAATTGCACACGTTAATGCCATCGCGCGCCTCGGCCTGGTCGCGTATTTGTTGCACCTCATAGCCGCGTGACTTGCCTTCGCGCACGATCTGCGCCGCAACCGCCAAAGGCGCCAGGATCAGCGCCTTGCCGTTGCTCGCCTCAAGCGCATGGCTTGCCCATTCAAGCTGCGAGAACGTCTTGCCAAGGCCGGTATCAAGGAACAAACCAAACCGCCCTTGGCGTAATCCAAACGCCACGCAATCGCGCTGGTGCGGCATCAGGTCGGAGTGCAAATCAGGCACCCTATCCAAGCCGACTGCATTGGCGGCAGGCCGCTTTGCCGCTAGAAATTCAGCATAGGCCGTGTCTAACGGCATGTTGCATCCTCCATTTTGTTTTGCTTGATCATCACCCGTGCGCCCGCATCGCCAAGCGATTTTTCAACCATCCCGCAGGCGGCGGATGCGTCGGGCGCTGCGCTGGCGCGGCGTAACACTCAGCATAATGTGCCGCGCAGTATGGCGAGGCGCAGCCGTTCAAATTCGCGCGCACGGGTTCATCGCAGAAGAGATACGTTGCGGGCCGTTCATCGCCCCACATGGGAAACTTGCATTCCGTCCCTGAAAAGACCCGAGGCGGCATTGCTGCTACCTCGGGCAAGTTTGACAGGGAGGAACCACCATGGTGCGCAGTAGCTGCCGCTGCGCCCGGTTGCGCGGCACGTGGCCGGCATGTGGTGACGGGCCGGGATTGCCCAGGAGAATAAGCATCCCGACCCGCCGAAGGCCGCGCTGGGGAAGATGCGCGTGGCCTTGTCTGTTTGGCGCGACGCCCGGCTACCAAGCCCAGAAACTTCGCGCGGTATGCGATGGCATGTGTGGTGCGGCCCATGCGGGCGCCGATTTCGGCAGTAGTCAGAAACCCGCCGTAAATGGCCCGCAGCGTCGCATCATCCGCCTCAGTCCAAGACTGCGACGCCTTTAGGTTAATCGGCGAACCACGCGGCGCCAGCATCAAGCGATGCGCGCGGCCTATCACGCTGTTCTTGCTGATGCCCATACGCTCGCCAATTTCGGCGGTTGTAAAGCCTGCCGCCCAATCGGCGGCGAGTTGCGCGTCGCGCTCAGGCGTCCAAGGTGAAGGGCCGCTCATTGGCCGCGCGCCCTGTCTGACGCCTGCCAAGCTCGGTCGCCAGCGCGGGCCAGCGCATTACTGAGGCGCCTGCCGAATAGGCGCGCGATGTCTGAGGCATCCCACAAACGGCGCGCGGTGAATTGGAGTAAGCGGACGCGGATCATGCGGCGCGGCCTTTGCGGAACGCGCTGGCCAAGTCCGGGCGCAGCTTGCCAGCCGGGATGCCCGTGACGCGGGATAATTCGCCCAGCCGAGACGCCGGAACGCGCCGCGTTGACCAGCGCATGACGGTGGAATGCGCGACGCCTAGCTGCTCGGCGATGCGAGCGGCAGTGCCGCGCTTGGTGAGGAGGTTTTTAAGGCTCATGCCTTTTTATGCAGGGCTGGCATAAAATAAGTCAAGCGAAAAATGCATAATCTTTGCGAGAAATCAAATTTCTTTTTTCTGGCGTCTAGTCACAATGGGGTATGGCAAAACAGCACTCCCTTCGCCCTCACTTGAAGGCTTGGCGAAAAAAACTTGGCAAGCGTCAAATGTGGCTTGCGAACATAATAGGAACACAGCAAAGTAACATCGCGCGACAGGAGCGGGGCGATATTGGCGTGGACGATGAAACTTTTGCAGCAATAGCAAAGGCTTATGGAATAACCGTAGCGGAATTGTCGGCCCATCCCGACGACGCCGAAAAAGCGCGGGCGCTGGATCGGCTGCTGACGGCTGCCCGTCAGATGGATAGCGAGACATTGGCCGTGGTGGCGGGCTTTGCGGAACGGATAAAACCCGGCCCATAAAAAAAATGCAGAAAGTGCTTATTTAAGGCTTGCACTTTTTATGCTGGTTATGCATAATTCTTCCATCGCACCCCGATGGAGGCCGTCATGGCTTGGAACTGTTACCCCGACAACCTCAACACCACGGACCCGCGTTCGCCGGAATATCCGCATCACGACCGCGATGAAGCCGAGGCCGCGATTGACAGCGCCCATGAAGAATTGCGCGGCGCTGTTGGTGATGTTTGTTTGGCAGCTTCCGAGTGGGAAGATTTATTCGTAAGAGAAAAAGAGCAGCAGGAGGCAGCCGAGTTGGCGCCTCATATTGCTGCTTTGGCAACCGATTTTCCCGCCTGCCTTGAGCGCGGCGCCAACCCTACCGGCCTGACAATTGCGGGCGAACTCCTCGACATTGCGCTGCGCTTGATGAAGTGCCGCTTGACTACGCGCAGCAGGCACATGCACGGCGATATCCTCAACCATGTGCTGCTGTTGCGCGGTTACGTCACCGCGATTGAACAGGAAGAGGGGCGCGGGAAATGACCGAACTCCCCGTCTGGATCATCGTCCTCTGCCCGCTGATCCTGGTCTTCCTTGCCTGCCTTGCGTTTGGCCCTAGCGCTGTCTCTGCCGCGTTTGAAGCGCTGTTTTCTGGCGCGGCCTGGGTTGTCGCGGTGTGGGTTGCAGTGTTGGAGGCGGTTTGATGCAGCCCGGCATTTACCCTGGCATGTCAGACGCGGATTACCGCGCCACTAAGGCGGTATCGTGCAGCACCCTAAAGCGGTTCGCAGAGGCGCCCGCGAAGGCGCTGGTGCCATCCAAAGACAGCGCCGCGATGAACGCTGGCCGGCTGATCCATAGCGCCT